GATCCGTACCTACAAAACGATTGTTACGCCTTGGTCGGAATCAATAATATATACATTAAACTTAATAAAAGACGACTTAAGCCGAAAAGCAGCCTTTCTATACTATACCAAAGGGGAAACCTGGCTAGAAATTAAAAAAATACTTAAAGTACCACATACAATGAGCGGACTGAGAAGAAGAGTCGCTAATGATATGAATAGGTATATTTACGGAGAGGATAAGTCTATCGAAAAGTCCTTTAGTGAGAAATTGATATATATTCATAATATCAATCATGATTTACAGGAAGGATATCAGGCAATCGAAACAATAAATGCATTTCTAAAACAAGAGCATTCCGAAGGTTTTGATGATTACACCCTAAAAAATATCAAATTAGAACTTGAAAGTATTAAAGAGACGGTATCAAATCTTGAGCAATATTCAATTAAAGAAAAAGGATATATAGAAGAGAAAATATCTCAAATCTCTGATATAACTGCAAAAACAGCTGCATTCCTATATTATTTGGGTGGAATGCAATGGCAAGAAATTGCAGCTATTATGAGATATCCAACCGGTAGAAATAATATTAGCAGTCGTGTAAGGCGATATTTAGAGGGTATTGGCTCGTAATATAATATCCTTTCACACAAACAAAACATTACGATTTAAAATCCGCAGTAGTAAGGTTAAGATAGCTATTGGCGTGTACCTCCACAGCCTACATTCTGGCGCCACTGATATAGCTATCTACTTATGAAACGGTTTTTAGATAAATATATTTACAGATTGGAGCTGATTAAAATGACATAAACACACTTAATAGGTGGAGGATGCTGCCAAGAAATAGCAACGATTATTAATTAAAAACTGTGCGCCATAATATTCCTCTGTGTGCAAATCAGTTGCTATATTTATCGCGGCATCTTCCTCCATTTTTTATAAAACACTCCCGGTAAGAAATCAGGACTATATTTATAAAACAGAAAGGAAATTTTTATGGAAAGAATAGAGAGTTTATTTTCAAAAATCAACAATTTGACACGAGAGCTAAAATCTTATATCGAGACCTTGAAAAAAAGTAATGAAGATTTATGTTGCGAGGTTGACAAGGCAAGCAAGGCATATTTTGCTGATATTGAAATTCGTAAGAATAATATCAATAATCAAATAAAAGCTCTTGAAATGCAGAAAGACGTAACCTTTGCAAGTATTGAAGGTATTCGCCCACTCCTTATGGAAGCAACGGCATCAGGCAATGTGGAAAGAATCAAAGAACTCCAGAGCAAAATGACGGAGTTGAAAGCAAACGAAGCGGCGCTTGATGCTCAAATAGAGTTTCTTTACACAACACCGATTCCTGGCAATAACGAACTGTTTGAAATTGCAAAGGGATTGAATGACACTCTTGAAGCAAATGGTCAGGGTTATCACAGTATTTGTAAAAAGACTTCTGCTCTGGCAAAAGAGCAAGTAGAAATTTGGCAGGAAATACAGAAAAAAACTGAAACAACATGGTATAGCCCTGTTGTTGGGTTTAGAGAAAAGAACGACGGTAAACATTCAAGAGAGTTTGAAAAGGTGGCTGAATATCATTGTGGAAAGGGCGAGTGCGTTGAGAGGCCTCAAGCAGCCAATTCCAACGGCGATAATACCCCATATAGCGTGCAGTCTCCGTCAAACACTTTGATTTGGGGAGAACCAGATTATACAGAGAAACAAAAAGCAGAAGGTCCGAGAATGGACTAATAACAGAATTTATACAGAAAGGATGTTAAATATGAGCGAAAAAATCAAAAATGACATTATAAACGAAGAAGAATTAAATATGGCAGAAAACGAGGCAAAAAGCAGCACAAACGAATATGTACATAAATTCGAGGAGCCGTTTACCTATGAGGATAAAACCTATGAACAGCTTACTTTTGATTGGAGTAAATTGTCCGGTAACGATTACTTGTCTATAGAAAACGAAATGTCCTCTATCGGAAAAGTCCTTGTTACTCCTGAATTTTCGGGAGAGTTTATTGTGCGTATGGCAGCAAAAGCGTGTACTGAAAAAATTGGCTCTGATGTCCTCTGTGCCTTACCGCTTGGAGATTTTAACAAGATTCGCGGAAAAGCACGCTCTTTTTTAATAAACTCGGCGTCATAATTGGAGATGGTGGATTATGGCTCCGGAAACAATGTCTTATTATGGCAAAGGTAAATAATACATCTGTTGCATATTGGCTCTCAATTAGGCTATGCGAGCTTAGCAAATGGATTGAAGCAAGTAACAGTGTAACAGAGGAATTTTACAACCAAAAAATAATTAAAGGAGGGAATTTTTAAATGGGAAGTAGAAAAGAATATGAAATGCTGTTTCAACTCAATGCCCAGCTTGGAGGTAGTTACAATGCTACATTTGTAAAAGCGCAAAAAGAAATATCCACAATGCAAGAAAAAATTAAAACCCTCTCAAAAACTCAATCCGACATAGCCGCATATCAGAAACAACAGAGTGCGGTTGAAGCCACACGGTCAAAATTAGCGGTGTTGCAACAGCAGTATAATAACATTCAAAAAGAGATAAAGGAAACAGAGGGCTACTCCTCCTCTCTTGAAAATAAGCTGCTGACAAAGCAACAACAGATAGAGAAAACTTCTGCTTCACTTAATACACAAACCTCAAAACTGAACGCTATGGGAAGTGCGTTAAAAAGTGCGGGAGTAGATACAGACAATCTCACAAAAGAAAGCTCTGAGCTATCCGCTAAAATGGGAGAGTTAGAGAAGAAACAACAAGAAGTTGCAAACGGTGCATCGGAAATGGGATCAGGAATTAAAGAAGCCTTTGAGCTTGCAAAATCAGCCGTTGTAACAGCCGGACTGACCAAAGCATTTAAGGAAATATATGATGCAGCTGTAGAATGCACGAAGGCATCTATTGAGTTTGAAAGCGCCATTACCGGTGTTTTCAAAACAGTTGATGGTTCCGATGCAGAATTAGTAGCCATTACACAAGGCATAAAGGATATGTCAAAAGAAATTCCTGCAACTACAACGGAAATAGCTGGGGTTGCTGAGGCTGCAGGTCAGCTTGGCATTGCGACAGAAGATGTTTTGGCATTTACTCGAGTTATGATTGACCTGGGCGAATCTACCAACCTTACAGCTGATGAAGCTGCAACATCCCTTGCAAAATTTGCGAATATCACAAGAACATCTGCAGACAACTATTCAAGGCTTGGCTCAGTTGTCGTTGATTTGGGTAATAACTTCGCTACAACTGAGGCGGATATTGTTGCTATGTCAACGCGACTTGCCTCTGCCGGTACAATTTCAGGATTGACGGAAGCAGAAATAATGGCACTTGCTGCCGCAATGTCCTCTGTTGGTATCGAGGCAGAAGCAGGCGGCACTGCTATGGCTCAAACGCTAAATGCAATTGAAACAGCAGTTGCAACAAAGAGTGCGGAACTCAAAGAATTTGCACGTGTTGCAGGAGTAAGCGCAACAGAATTTGCAACAGCTTGGCAGTCTTCTCCTATGGTGGCTTTACAGTCATTTATAGAGGGACTTGGAAACCTCGACGAAAAGGGCGAAAGCACGGTGCTTGTTCTTGAGGAATTAGGCTTAACAGGCATAAGACAATCAAATATGCTTAAGTCTTTGGGGCTTGCAGCGGAAACAATGGGATCATCTATTGGCACCGCAAATAAAGCATGGAACGAAAACACAGCCTTAACGATTGAGGCAAACAAGCGTTATGCTACTACCGAAAGCCAGATTAAAATGATGAAAAACTCCTACGATAATCTCAAAGTTTCAGTAGGAGATGTGTTAGTACCTTCACTTAAAGATTTGGTAGGTGTCTCTGGTGAGGTAATGGACGGAGCAGCAGATTTTGTTAATCAAAACCCTTCTCTGATAAAAGCTGGAACTGCGACTATCGGAATATTAGGTCTTGGGGCAGAAGCACTTTTGGCCTATGCTACGGCGGCAAAAGTAGCAAAGGCATTAAACCTTGCATCATTGTTTACAAATCCTGTTAGTTTAGGAATAGGTGCAATAGCTGTTTTAAGTGGTGCGGTTTTCGGTATTGCCGATGCATATAAGGAGGCTCAAATAGCTGCTCGTCAATACGGAGACGAGGTTATGGCAGCGGCAGAAAACTACAAACAGGCTATGAATGAAGCTGATGAACTCGAAAGAAACATCACTGAATGGAAAACTTTAAATGCAACCATTGCCTCCGGCGCTACTTCTGCTGATGAAGTTACGGCCGCAAAGGAAAGGCTCAAAGAGACAGAACAATGGCTCATTGATAACTACGGGATTTACATGGACAATGACGGTACTATTTCGGACGAGGAACTTGAATCTCTTGAAATGAGAAATGAAGAACTACGCGAAACCGCAAGATTGCAGGCTGAAATTGCTCTATATAATGCCAAAGAAAAATATGATGATGCCAAAGAAGAAGTTGGCGATACTCAGCAAAAAAAAGACGCTCTTGAAGCTGAAACTGCACAGATGGCAAGAGAGCAGTTGATTTTGCAGAAATATAGTAATTCTTGGCACCGTACATATGATAGCGAGGAATATCAAAACGCATCTTATGAAGACCAAAATAGGATGTTCCAGGAAACAATGAACTTACTGAACAAAGACCTTGCTGCAGTCGGTAGTGATTATTACTTTAACCATTTTGCAGGTGTTGAAACAAGCATTATGGATTTCTCAAAGGAGATTGAAAAAAATCAGGAGAAAATTAACAAGTACAATACTGAATTGCTTGAATACAGTGAGTCTGCCGCCGAGTACAAAAAGGCAACAAGAGATATTATAGGTTTACAGATAAGCGATATACCTACGGAGAATTTACAGGAATTTGCCGAAGTTGCCAAAAGCATAGGCGAACAAGCTGCCAATGCGGAGCTGCAGGTAGCGGAATTAGAAAGGTACGCCGAAGAGTTAACAGCTATGGCTCATGCAGCCGGACTATTACCTGAAAATCAAAAAATTATTTTCAATGCAGATGGCGCTTTGAATGTTTTGGAGGAAGTTGCCGACGGTCTCGACGAGCTTGACGGAAAATCGGTTGAGGTAATTGCCAAAGCCGACACAAACGAGGCTCTTATAAAAATAAATGATGTAACATATAAAGTGCTTAAATATGATGACATAACCGGCATTGCGACATTATCCGTTGATGGAAAGAAAGCATACGGC